TCAGCCGTAAAGTCCCTTGTGGTATCATCCGAAGAACGTCTTACGTTTACTACTGCACCACTGTAAGTAGAACTAAGATTACGCAGGGAGTAAGCCGCTTGTGCGCCTATGACTGAACCTGTACGCCCCTCACTTGTAAGGGTCTGTAGGTCTAACGGTAGGGTAGCTTGAGAGTTAACCCAGTTCTGGAGTGTACCGTTAGATACCTCCTTAGCTAAGAAGTCACGCTCGTTATTGTCGGACTCTCTGCGAACACGAACAACCTTGTTGTTACCCGCTTTGTCGTTAAGGTCACGAAGACTGTAAGCTGCTGCTGCTCCACCTACAAGTTTGCTTAGTAGTGGTCGAGAAGCCCCTGCACGGTCTGAGTCAATGACTGGGGCAGTGCGGTCTACTGTGATAACTTTACCGTCTTTATGAATCTCAAGGTTATTGATGCTTACGTCAAACGTAGTTCCACCACCTATTCTAAAGTACATTTTTGGAGATTGTCCTACACCATCATTTTCAACACTTATGGAATGAGCATTTGAACCTTGTGTTAAAGTTAAGTCACCAGTAGGCGAGCTTCCACTTCCAAAATTTGAGTGTTCTTCTTCATCTAGGTAAGTAATCTTAAACTTAAACTGTGAAAATGAACCAGAGTTAATAACTAAATCAAAGGTAATTAAATAATTACCAAGGAAAGATGTAGGATGAATATCTATGTATTTAGTACTAGAGTTACTGTTAGCAACAATCCTAAAGTTACGGTCATCTGTCTTGGTGACTGTATATTCTGAAGCTGACGGTGTGTTTATAGTTCTAGCATCTTGTAGAGTGCCAAACTTCATAGTTCTTACACCTGCAAACCTATCACGATTGAACGTGAATGGTTGTCCGTTTACTGTTAGGGTTTTGTCAGCCATTAATAGGAGACGTTAGCACCAATACCACTTGTGCCTAAATTAACTGAAGGTCGTCTAATTGTTAAAGCAGATATACCTGTTCTTCCTCCTCCGCTTCTACGACTTTGAGCCGGCTTATTACGAACAGACTTAGCCATATTAGTAGGAGGTGGAGGAGGCGCAGGCGGTGGCACTGGGTCGGGTATCTTAGGAGATGACATACACATAATGTTATTCTTTCGTTAGGATATTTTCGTTTTGAATTTCGAATTGATGGGTAAGAAAATTAATGACTGAGCGTTGTCCATTATGAAAGTCCATCTCTCTTAATGACTTGCTCGTATCAAAATCTTTTTGGGGGAAGTTTTCAACCAATGCCTTCAATAATTGAGGGTGTATAGGTGGAAATGGGTCAGCCATAATTACCTTTCTTTTTGGTTCGATTCTTCACATTCCCTCTTTCTTATGTCATCCAACGACTTAGGTAACTTACCATTCTTAATCCATTCATCTGTTTGAATAAGACACATAGCGTTCCAAACTATAGCTCCTGCGTGGTCTTCCTTGTCATCATCCTCGATAAACTGCCAGAGGTGACGATACAAACTATCTATGTATCTACTAAGTGGGATACCTTTCATCCAGTTATCTCTTCCATACTTATTAGCCCCATCCTCAAAGCGTTTTGAGGCAGCCCTTAGTGCAGTAATAGGAAGTAACGAGGGCATACCTTTACCTTCCATCGCGTCTCTTACTGCTCCAGTATCGAACTCTGAGCGTTTACCGCTATCAGGCAATATCACTTTCTTGGTGTCCATAGCTTTATCTCCTTGGTATCTAAGTTGTAATGTTGTTTCTGTAGGATGTATGCTAGTCGTGCAGTTAATAGGGCATCATCTTCCGTGAGGTCGTGCTTCTTATATTCCCTAACAACTGTCTTCCAAGTAGCTCCATTCTTAGCTAGTATCTTTTCAGCAGTCTTAATGCCTACACCTTTGAGACCTTGGTATCCATCAATAGGGTCTCCGGTAAGTGTTTGAATAAGATGGAAGCGTTTAGCCTTTCTTATTCCTGTTGTAGTAGTCTCATCCTTTAGGTGATTATACCAAGTGATAGGCAGAGTTCCGAAGTCTTTGTCTCCGCTAACTGCTATTGTATCCTTGGGGTTTCTAGTACACAGCACACCAATCAGGTCGTCTGCTTCTAGGTCATCTACAATCAAACCGTTGTGGTAGTCATACATATAATCCGTTAAGTCGCTAATACCTAACGGCTTACGTTTAGCTGAACGATTAGCTTTGTAGTCTGGATATAGTTCCCTGCGGAAGTTAGTCTTACTACTAATGCACGTTACATAATCTGTAGCTTTTAACTTCTTTAGAATACCCTCAACGAGTTCATCAATCTTTGAGGTTGCCTCTGCTTCCGACGAATGGAGTGTCCATATATTGTCATCCCATTTAGTTTCCACCTCTGATGAAAACGCTGCACGATATATAATCATATCGCCATCTATCATTATTGTTTTACCACTCATATTTCCTTTTTAAATTCTTCTAGTTTCTGTATACGATTAACAAGCGTTTTGCGTTCTTTAAGTAATTGGTTTCGCATCTCATCATTTCTTTCGATGGCTTGCTTGCACTCGTTTAGTTTATCTTTGATGCCAATTATTATGGCTTCTTTGACTAGGTGTTCATGTGGCATTAGTGTGTCTCCCTCCAGTTGTTGCCTACTTGATATTCTCCATCAAGAGGACAGTTAAAGTTTAAGTCATCGCCTGCTTGAACGATTGCCTTTACAAATAATCCACCAAGGTAATCAGCATCTTCAGCGTTACAACTAAACTGAACCTCATCGTGTACGTTTGCGTGTAACTCATAGTTCCTAGTGACAGTAAAAACAAAGTTCACTAGGGCTTGTTTCATTATGACTGCTCCTGCTGACTGCAATAGTAAGTTGAGCGCTGAGTGTGCAGAACGACAAGGTAGCTTACGTCCATCAAGTCCAGTGAGTGAACCTACTGATGTAACCTTAGCTTCTACTGCTGTGACTAACTTACTGTATGCCGGTAGGTTCTTCTTAAAATTATCCTTGAGACGTTTACCCTCTTTGGAAGTACCACCTACAATAGAACCAATCCGAGAATCTCCTCCGCCATAAAGTGTGGCGTAGATGAAAGTCTTTGCTTGGTCTCTTGTTTCTAATCCTGCTGCTTTCTGATTAGCTGTGTGGATGTCACCCTCAAGTATAGTCTTAGCATACTTTCCCTCATCCCAAGGAAACAGATAGTGGGCTAGGCATCTTAGCTCTAATCCACTAGCATCACATCCTACTAATACTTTACCTTTTGGTGCAGTAAATAGTTCTCTACACTCACCACCATAAGGGCTACGAACAGAAGGCACTTGGGCTACGTTAGGGTTTTGATGCGTACATCTACCGCTAACTGCTCCATTAGTATTTACACCGCCATGTATCTTGCCTTCCTTAACTAACTTAATCCACGCTTGGTTGCCTTCCATTATTTGTCCAAGTCTTTTGGAGATGGTTAAGAACTGTAGTAACTTGAGTGACTCCTCAGTATTAATCTCCTTGAGGACTGCCTCATTGATTGCAGGGCGCTTACCTTCAAAGGCTGCTGGCTTCCACCCTTGGGACATAAGGCGCTCACATATTTGGTCACGACTATTAGGGTTAAATGGAATAGCTTTAGTCTTGAAGTCACCCTTGAAACATTCCTTGGGTTTATAACCACTCTCAATCATTGCCTTCTTAGTAGGGAACTCATCACCGTTAGCGTTCACCCACCATTTAGTTTTAGTCTCTTCAACAGATGGAGGAAATACTTTCTGTAGTTCTGTCTCTATCTCACAGCGTTCAAGCATTAGCTTCTCCATAAGTTCAGTAGCTTTTCTACTATCAAAAGGAAAACCGTTAGCCTCTTGCTTACGCATTTGAATAGCGAACTGATGCTCAAGAGCTATCATTCTTTCTGATGGGTGTTTCGATTTGAGCCATAGATACAAAGCAGAAGTCACACGAACATCTTGCTCACAATAATCTTGCATCTCTTGTGACCACTGAGACCAATCCGAAGTCTCTCCATAGTTATCTTTGAGGATGCCTAGTCTAGTACCCCAAGCCTTGAGTGAGTGTGAACCTATTAATTTATTATCAAAGTCTGTACGTTTATAATCATCGTTGCGTACATCAGGGAAGATACAACGAGCTAATACTAAGGTGTCTAATACATTGTGGTGCGTGAAGTCATATAGCTTGTGTAGGGCGGGGACATCAAAACCTATGCTGTTATGTCCTACTATAGCGTCTGCTTTAAATAACTTCTCTAGTCCTTCTTCAATGTTACCTGCTACTGTGCTGTAGCTACTCATCTCTTGATTGTATGAGTCGTAAATAGATAGACAATGTAGAGTAGTAAGGTCACTCAATGTTGCCCAGTTATTAATTGCGTTTGTCTCTATATCGAATATTAATGTTTTCATAAATTATACTCCACACATCCCCTCACATTCAGATTGAAAGTCCCAAGATAACTGCCCTTTATCTTCAGGTGTGTCTAAATCAACTTCGTCTAATGGTTTACAACTTTTATGTAGGAAAACTGGCATCTTGAGTTTGTCGTATTTTAAAAACTTCGCGCGAATTTTTTTATCAAACTCTATCGCCTTAATAAACTCGTTTGGTTCTTTGTTTTTTAAATAGCGCCAATCGTCGTCATTATGAAAAGGACAATAATAACAAGCTGACCTTGGTGGTTCAGGATAATTGTTTTTCTTTAGCCATATTTTACAATCATTCCTAGTAATTTTTCTTTCAATTAATGGGTATCGTTTTTGAGACCAAGCAACTCTTGAATCTTTCATTCGTTGTAATTCATCCCATGAAATGCCAATCCACTCTGTAATTGTTGTTTCTTTCTGACCTCGTTTTATATCAAATTTTTTTCTTAGATATTTTAAGATTGGTTGTATTTTAAAATCATTAGTACATTGTCGCCCTATTGCCCCAATTTTTTTTCCATCAGCTTTAATACCAAATAGAGGAATCTCTTTAGCCATATAAGAAACCCCATCGGACTTTCTTTTAAATGGTTTTAATGTTTTCTCAGTTAAACTCCCAGCACTAACAGTAACAACTGGGAAAGATAATATAGATGTCAACCACTCTAAATGTTGATACACCGATTGAGGTTCGGCTTGAGTGTCGGCAAATATTGCTAAATCAGGCATAGGTTTAATATCACCTTTCATTGCCATCAATGCTAAAACTGTTGATTGAACTCCTGCGCCTAAACTCAAAACATTAAATTTTGTTGGAGGAGGTGGATTTAATATAATGGTCATCTTAATTCTGTTAATCGTGTTAGTGGTAATAGGATTCCCTTACTGGAGTTCTTATCTCCACCTCGTTTATCCATAGTGCTGCCCTTCATTGGTTCAATCATCTCTTTAAGTTTGTTTGTCGCAATAAAGATGAAAAGATTCTCGAAAGCGAAGCACCAATAGTCAGCCTCGGAGCGAGATATTCCTGATGGCTTTCCCCTTGATTCATACTCAATATATAGGTTGCCAGTAGTCTTCGCTTTAAGGTCTCTTTTGACTTCAACCTTTTTACCTTGTAGGAGTTCTGCGACTTGCTTCTCAGCGACTTGACCAACCTTGAGGTCGTATTTAAAGTTTGAACAATATTCCATAATTTAAAAATAATTTTCACCTGTGTCTCCCTCTGTTAATTTTTCTTCTGTTAATCTTCCTGTCTCTGGTTGCCAACGTAAGTTGCAAGCAACGCCAGTATCGCCACTGAATCTATTCTTCAGCACTCTTACTGATGTGATATGTTTATTCTCTGCGTCTTGTTGATTTCGTTCTAAACCAATAACCATATCACTTAGTTGTGCGATACCGGCTGACCCACGCAGTTGTGCCACTGATGTAGTTGCACCATCCTCATGTCCTCTACCTTCTGGTCGCTTCAAGTGACTAACAAGTATTACACCTATCTTGCACTCTTCAACCAAGGCACGAAGCTTTGTCATTAGGTTGTCTATCATTCTTCTCTCGTCACCTTCAGAGCTACCTGAGATAACGATTGAGATGTGGTCGAGAACTATGTACTCAACATCTAATGACTTAGCCATATATCTTATGTGACCAACAAGCTTGTCTCCTTCGAGAGAACCCCAGTGGTCATATAAAAAGAATCTACCATTACCTACAGTAGCTTCGTATGCTTTTTTGTACTCTTCGTTAGCATCGAAGTTATCTAGGTGTAGTAATTTATTGATGTGTAAACCTATGATACCATTACCAGTTCGCTCCACACTTTCTTCTAGGGCGATGTATCCAATCTTCTTATCGGTAGCAGTGAGTATGTTGTAAGCTACTTCTTTACATATCTGAGACTTACCAATACCACTACCTGCACAAAAAGTTATTATCTCACCAGTGCGAATACCACGAGTGACCTTGTTTAAACCAGTGAAGGGATAAGGGATGGACTCAAAGTTCTTAGGTGATGTTAGTCTTTCGTATAGTTCATCGCCACCTACGATTGCATCTAGTCCCCACACCTTGGCGTTCCATATTGCTTTTAGTATTTCCTTTGGTTGGTCAGCTAACAATAATTCGTTAGCATCTTTCATAGGTAGGTTAGCTATCTTACATTTACCTGCTGGTATGATGTGGGCTACATCTTCCATGCCTTGCTTGCCTACCTCGTCAGAGTCAAACATAAGTACAATCTCTTCAAACTTATTCAACCATTCAAGTTGTTGTTTGAACAATGACTTTGCACTCTGTACACCAGAGCTAAGTGATACCACTTCCCAAGTATTATTTTGAACCTGACTAACTGTAAGACAATCTATCTCACCTTCGGTAATTACTAATCGTTTACCACCATTAGGGAATAGGTGCTGTCCGAAGAAGTGAGTAGGAGAACCATTACACTTGAATGTCTTGTCAGCGTAACGATATTTTTGGGCAACAACTTTTTTATTTAAGTCACAATAGTTGGCGATATGGACTGTCTTTCCATTAACTTCTCCTATTCTATAGTTGTATTTCTTACAGGTTTCCTCGTGAATACCTCTCTTGGGAAGTGGCATTATTTTACCCTTTATGAAATTTGAATTTATTTCCTCAACAGTCGGTGTGTTTGTTGAAGACCAATCGCCACAAGCATAACATTTAGTTGTTCCGTTGGTGTTGATTGTAAGTGCATCACTGCTGCCACAATCAGGGCAAGGTTGGTGTATTTTTAGTGGTATTAATTCAGCCATGTGTTTGGTATTTCTCGGTGACACCACATAAATCCATTAGTGTCGCACCATTTAGCGTATGTTGTTTTACTTTTTTTACTGAGGGTGTTGTATGCGTTTTGGAATACAAACCTAATGTCCAACTCTGGATGATGCCCTTTAACAAGCTTATGTTTTGTTCTATCGCTTGGTAGAAAATAACCTTTAACTTCAAGAATAACTCCGTTAGGTAAAATAAAATCAGGTTTGTAATAACTTGTCCTATAATATTCCAACCGCATGGTCTCGTAGGAGAAAGCAACCTTGGCATCTTTTAATGCACTGGCTACTCTCTCCTCGAAACCTGAACGATAGGGAGATTTAGAATGGCGCTTCCGAGGATGCCTCATTAGTTTCCGTAAATGTTTCGTTGAAGGATTCACCAGTGTATCCCCCATCGCTCTTACTGAAACCATAGCTGTCAGAAGACCCACTGCCATACTCAACCAGTTCAATTATTTGAACCGCCTTGAGACGTAGTGTGTATCCAAACCCTTGACTTGGGATGAACCAAAAGTTTGGCTCAACTGCAAGCTTGAGTTCAGAACCACTACCTACTTTTGGTGTGGGTATTTTACTTCCTTGGCTATCAAAGCAAGCTACACTGAACTCAATAAGTCCCTTTGTTTTAGTTTGCCTTTGAGCTACCTGCTTGGCGTAAATCTCATAGTCACCATCTGGAGTAATCCTTACTGGTTTGTTTGCTGATTTCTTCAGCTTCTTTCCATGAGCTTTACACTCAGCGTCATACGCTGCGTCATATAGTTTATCAATACTCAACTCAAAAGCTCTGAAGTCATCTTCAGTAACGTGAAGCTTGCAAGAGTACAAGCCGTCCTCGTTGAACTTAGTGTCTGGTGTATCGATACGAGGGTAAACTGCTTTACCCTGTGGTGTTGTTGTTGGATTTGCCATAATATTATTTGCGTTCCTTTCTATTTGTTAGAATTAATTGCATTAGCTAAAAAAGTATTCGCTGTGTTTTAGTTGTGTGAGGTCAGCGTTCCCATACGCAGGTGGATTAGGGAAGGTGATGTCAGGATTGTCAGATTCTAATTGATGTTTCCAATCTGCTAAGAGGTCAACACTAAACATCTCATAGAACACATCTCGTATAACCTTACTCATCTTGTCACAATTTGGTGAGTGCGTGCCGTATGAGTCATGTACCATACTGAAATCGTAGATTGCTTTACCGTAATTATCCTCTAAGTTGCTCCTAATCACGCATTTATGGAGGGC